CTTGCTGAAGAGCGTCTTGCTCTAGCGGTTAAACGACCAGAATCCTTCGTAAAAGTCACATTTGACGCCAAGCCTTCCTAAACCTTAGGGTATAGGTAGTGGCTAAGTCTTAAGACTTAACGAGAGAATTGAGAACCAGTCTCCGGCCTTCGGGTCGGGGGCTTTTTCTTTTGCAACATGTTATAATAAGGTATGGATAAGTTTGATTTACCTGTTTGGTCTTCTGATGATGTTACATCGCTCCTGCTCATAGATTTTGATGCGGCCATAGGCATCTCAAACTTACTTAAGTTTCTGATACAGAACAAAGGTTACGTTAAAGATTCCACGATGGACTTGATGCTTGTTCTAAGCTCGGTTGTTCTATTTGGACAGAACAGCCATGTATTTAAAAACGCAGATAAAGTACTTTCTTTAGCAACAGAGTTTTGCTTAGTGGATACAGTTATGAGCAATCAAACTTTAGAAGCGGTAGGCTTATCAGACAATAGTGTTTTATTCTTAGCTTTGCATGATGAGACAGATGCTGCGCTTGAAGCGGCTGTGTGCTTGTCTAAGAAAAAAGGGTCAATGCTTCAAGAGTCTGCAATTAGGCCAGCGTTATCATTGTTTGGAGAATGGGAAGATAAGTCTGCGAGTATTTTACACTTGATCTTGACAAAAGGTAAAACACGTATTAGAATAACAGAACTACGTGACATAGTTTTTGAATCAAATCTACATTTACAAACTGATTTAGAGTTTGTAGATTTTATCCGAAAGCTATGCGCTATTGGTCTTTTAGATATGGCCATAAATAAAAAAGGAGATTCAATTATCTCTATAAACGAAGAGGCAGCAGGATTGTTTTTAGTTTTTTCAGGAAATGTGGATTTAGCAAAAACTTTAGTAACGGTTAAGTCGTAAAAATTTTTAAGTCTCCAAAAGACTTGACAGATATTCTGTCGGATTATATTTTAGAATAATCAAATCCTCACCATTACAATCACAGGATAATCGCAAGAGGCGACCCCACTACTAGGAGAAGAAGTGACAACTTATTACATTGACGACGATTTTATAAAAGAATACGAAGAGAAGACCGCCCCTTGGGGTTTCAACGGATTGGGTTACATAGTTTATAAGAGAACTTATGCACGCCCAATATTTGAAGGGGATTCTGATACCGTACTTAGAACAGAAGAATGGCATGAGACTGTTCAGCGTGTTGTTAACGGTGCTCAAGATATTGGGACTAGGTTAACCGAAAAAGAAGCAATGCGCTTGTACGACTATTTGTTTAATTTAAAAGGTAATGTCGCTGGCCGAATGCTTTGGCAATTAGGGACTCCTAACAACGTGAGGCTTGGTGGAGACAGTTTAGTGAATTGTTGGTTTGTAGATATTCAGAAGCCAACTGACTTTTCTTGGTCAGTTGAAAGGCTTATGCTTGGTGGTGGAGTAGGATTTTCTTGTGATAAGCCAGAAAGATTAGGTATAGTTAGGTCAGGCTGGGTAGAGCATCTTGACGTTAATGATGCAGATTACATTGTTCCCGACACAAGAGAAGGTTGGGGAGAAGTTATCCGCAAAGTATTTGAATGCTATTTAGGTGATGACGACAACCCACGAAACATGGTGTACGCTACACATCTTATTAGACCTGCTGGCGTTCCTATAAAAACTTTTGGTGGTACAGCTTCTGGCCCAGAGATTTTGATCTCCGGAATAGAGAAGATTTGTAATGTATTAGACGGCGCTATTGGCCGCACTATGACTTCAGTTGAAGTTTTAGATTGTATGAACATTATTGGATCAATAGTAGTTGCTGGAAACGTGCGCCGATCTGCAGAAATAGCAGTTGGTCGGCTTGATGACGAAGATTACTTGATGGCCAAAAGATGGGACTTAGGAGATATTCCGATTGAGCGTGCTATGTCCAACAACACAGTATTTGTTTCTCCAGAAGAAATGAAAGACATGCCAGAAGTTATATGGGAAGGTTACAAAGGAAACGGAGAACCATATGGGTTCTTTAATCTTGAAGCTTCTCGTCAGTATGGCCGTATGGGAGAAGAGCGATTGGATGCGTCAATTGTAGGTGTTAATCCTTGCGCTGAGATACCTTTAGCAAACAGAGAATCTTGCAACTTAGCAGAGCTTTACTTACCCATGATTGACTCCAAAGAGGAACTAATTGACGTAGCAAAACTTCTGTACAAAGTTCAGAAAGCTATTGCTGCTTTGCCTTATCTTGATCCTGCATCAGATAAGATTACATCTCAAAACATGCGACTAGGGCTAGGTGTAACTGGTGTTACTCAAGCCATGGATAAGATTGATTGGTTAGATGATACTTATGTTGCGTTGCGAGAACTAGATGCTGAGTGGTCAGCTAGTCGTGGATGGCCAGAGTCTGTCCGTTTGACGACTATAAAGCCTTCGGGTACTTTGAGCTTGCTTCCGGGCGTAACGCCGGGCGTGCATCCTGCTTTTAGCCAGAGATTCGTCAAGAGGATGAGAATGGCCTCAAGCGATGTTTTGGTAGATTACTGCAGGTCAAAGGGTTACTATGTTGAGCCTTTGAGAAACTTTGATGGTTCTGAAGATGATAGAACTGTGGTTGTTGAGTTCCCTTGTGCTTTTCCTGAAGGAACTATTTTAGCTAATGATATGACTGCTATTGAGCAGATGGACTTAGTTAGAAAACTTCAAAAGTTATGGGCAGATAACGCTATCTCTGTTACCGTTTATTATAAGATGGAAGAACTAGATGGTATAAAAGATTACCTAGCAGAGAATTGGCATGAAATGAAGTCGGTATCTTTCCTTCTTCATAGCGAACATGGCTTTGATCAAGCGCCTATGGGAGAGCTTACTTTAGAAGAATATAGTGAAATGTTAAATAAAACTAAAGGGCTTGGTGAAAGATTGTCTGGGTCTACTGTAATGTCAGAAGATGACATGGCTCTTATGGGAGAAAGCTGCGACACCGGAGCGTGTCCTGTAAGATAAGACCCTTATACCATAAATAGTTTTATCCTAGCGTAAATAGCCTTAGTATAATATCTGTATACCGGAAGGCTAACCCCACACGAAGGAGGAATTTTCGGTTGATGTAGCCGGTCATCAACTTTCCAAATTATCTAGGATGGGGTTCAGCTTGACTTGAGCCCCATCTTTTTGTTACAATAGATGTATGCTATCTATTAAAGAATTAAATAATGCTAAGATTTACGTTGACTTAGATCATCTTGCCAATTTAATTCATGATGTAGGGCTTTCTGACTCTGCACCTAGAAATGAAGATGGTGAAATATCATTACCTTATGCGATAGCGCTTATATGTGGGATGCCTATAAAAACTGCATCAGACGATTTTGATGTGCTGATAGATATGGTACCAAGAAAATTTGTTTCTAGATTTATTATGTGTTGGGATGCTATAGAGATGCAAGTACATGAAGATATAGTTTTATGGTCTGAAGAAGTTGGCAAAGACCAAACTGTAAAAGAAATTAGATCTCTTGCTAGAGAGATTGAATATTATGGAGTTAAATAAAATGGAGCAGCTAGAATTAATTGAGAAGTCCCCTGAAACAATTGAGCTTAAAACAATTGTTAATCATGATGAATATACTGAAAAATTAGCAGAATTTTTTGATTTTCGTTTTGAAGGTGAAATCGTAACAGAAATAAAACAACTTCCGACCTTGCCAGATGAGTTTGGCATTGGAGCCATAATTGGTCCTAGTGGAAGCGGAAAATCTACGTTACTAAGATCACTAAATCCAGATCATGTGTGGCAGCCCAAGTGGGACCATGAACGATCAGTAATCTCTCATTTTGCAACACCTGAAGAAGGCATTGATAAGTTTTCTGCAGTTGGATTCAATTCTATACCACAAATGACTTTACCTTATGATAAGTTATCAAACGGTGAGCAGTTTAGATGCGACTTGGCTAGGCAGTTAGAAAGTGGGGCTTTGATAGATGAGTACACATCAGTGGTTAATAGGGATGTTGCTTTTTCAACATCAAATGCTTTTAGACGTTATGTAGACAAGAACAACCTACAGGGCATAGTTATTGCTTCATGCCATTATGACATTTTGGAGTGGCTGAGACCTGATTGGGTTTTTGATACGTTTACGGGAAACTTTTATACTGGGAGGTATCTTCGGCGACCATCAATACAACTTGACATATACAGAACAACTTACCACTACTGGCCAGTTTTTAAAAAGCATCACTATCTGAGCTCTTCTTTAAATAAAGCCTCTCATTGTTACGCAGCGGTATGGGAAGGAAACTTAGTAGGTTTTAGTTCGGTAATGAGATACCCAAGCGGAACTGTTAAGAATGGGTGGAGAGAGCACCGAACAGTTGTTCTGCCAGACTTTCAAGGACTCGGTATAGGCAATAGGTTCTCTGACGCTATTGCCCAAGTGTACTTAGAACAAGAAGGGCGATATTTTTCTAGAACAGCTCACCCTAGTATGGGCAACTATAGGGAAAAGTCAGATGTATGGAAAGCTACTAGTAAAAATAGAAAATTGCGTACAGATATAAAGCATGATGATGTTTGGAAAAACCACTACGCTGATAACACTAGAATATGTTGGTCTCATGAATATATAGGCTTACCTTAACCAGTTTTCTAAATCCGGACTTGACATGTAAACAAATCTTTACTAAAATAGTAGTATGAATCATGAACAGAGATGGAGTATCTACTACGAAGCTTTGCAAGCTTATCAAGAAAGATATGGTGATGCTTTGGTACCAACAGGACACTTAGAGTTCTTAGATAATGGCGCAGAGATAAATTTAGGTCACTGGGTTAGTTACATGAGAACACGCTATCGTCAGGGATTGCTTTCTGATAGAAGGATAAAGCTTTTAGAAAAAGTACCTAGTTGGACATGGGGTCCGGTAAGGCCGGGACCTAAATCAAAGAACATTGTAGTAGATCGCAATAATAAAATAAAAATCGCTTATGCAAAAGGAGCGTCCGCATCAGCTTTAGCTAGAGAGTACAGTTTAAGCAGGCAGTGGATTTATCAGATAATTAAGGAGAAAACATGAGTAAGAAGGCAAGCAAAGAAGAGTGGGAAGCGGTTCTTGAATCGTTAACCACTGAAACCAAGAAAAGAAATGCGCCAACGAACGGACTAGTTACTTGGCTTGGTCAAGTTTTCGGAGGTTTGGTTGGGATAGGTATACTTTCTTTTATATCTGGATTTTTCTTAATGAAGCTAAATGACTATGCCAATAGAGCTTGGGACTTTGTTCCTGCTGGAGCAAGCTACTGGGAATGCTTTAACGTAATGGTATTTGTGTGGCTGCTTTATATGCTAAAGCTGGCTATTCAGCATAGCTTTGCTTCGCCAAAAAAAGGAGATAAAGAATGAGCTTATTAGAAGGAATGCAGATGGAGACTTGGGATGATGCTGCCCTAGTTCACACTTTGCGAGTTTGGAATCATAGGGTTTCGGGGTTATCAACAACTCCTGTGGAAGAGATCAGGCTTATGGTTGATTTTATGATTGATCACTACTTCCACGGAGACAATAAATTAGAAGACGATTCTTGTTGGTTGGACCTAGGAGCCCTAGCTCTCAAGTCTCATCCTTTTGCAAGCGCCGTAGAGGTCTCTAGAATCCTTTCTAAGAAGCAGAGAGACTATGGGCCCAATAATATTGCACGGTTTGCTGAGAAAGGCTTGATATTAAGGCTTCATGACAAGATAGCTCGCCTTGAAAACTTGTTAGAAAAACAGTATGAGGCGTCTAATGAGTCTATTGAAGACACGTATTTGGATATTATTGGTTATTCTGTTATAGGTATGATGTGGATGAATGGAGACTTCTTTAAACCTCTTCGTGAAGAATAAACTTTGAATGAGGCGAATTTGCGGTATCATATATTTTGAGGAGCAAATTTTAAAATATTGATGGAGTAGAAATGCCGTTTCCTAGAAGAAGTAGAGATAGAGAGTTAGGTCCGGGTCCGATTCGTCGTGCGTTACAGCGTGGGATTCGGGATCGGATGCCAGCACTTAGAAGAGGCAGTAGAGCAGCACTTGGTCCGGGTCCGACGAGATAGTTTTGGAGTAGTCTAATGGCGTTAATAACTGTCGCTGACATAGAAACATATATGGACATAGACTTGGACAACAAGCAAGAAGATGCTGCCCAGTTTATAATAGATGGCTTAGAATCTGAGCTTTCTGCTTATTTGCGACGCCCCATATCAGTTACGTCTTTCACAGAGGAATATAGGGTTCCTGAAGTTGGTAGAGGTATATCTCCTAATAATTATTTTCACAATTATGTAACTGATCCAGCCTATTCAACGACTCTAACAACGCCGGGCATTTTGTATACGCCGACTTGGACACTATACATTAAGAATTCTCCTATTGTTACAGTAACTTCTTTAACAATTACCCCAGCTATAGCAGAAGGAAGCAAAGCTACGGTTAAACTAGATTTGGCTGGAGCCACGAATGGTACTTACGCTATAGGTGAGGCTACAGTTTACTACATTGATTCAACTACAGATCCAGATGATCCAGATGTGTATGCGTATACAAACACAGAGTCAATTACGGTTGCTAGCAATACTGCAACTAATAAATCGTTTCAAGCCGTTAAAGGTGGGAAAGCTTATAACTCAGTAGCGAATAGCGGAAAAATTCCTAATGGTACGGGAGGCTCTGGTCCTTCTTTTATAGGTTCTGCGGGAGATCAAGCCGGAACAGCAACTGTTAATTCAGGTTCATCAATTTCTGGAGGAACTGATGGTGGCACGGCGGTAGCACAAGTAGCCGAGACAGATTACGTTAAACGAGAATACGGTATAGATATGTATAATGCTTATGCTAACGATAAAATAGATATTACTTATACTGCTGGATTAGATGGCGCAAGTATTAAAGCTTTCAAAATTTTGTTGTTAAGGGCTGCATCAAGAGAGATGCAGAACATGTATGATGATACCGTTGGTCTTAAAGATCTTACAACTCGTAACATAGCGCCTATGGAGACAGGTTTTACAGATAGGGAGCTTGCAGGGATACGTAAGTATCGTAGAGTCAGGATATCCTAAAATGGCTGTAAGAAAAAAAATTTTAGAAGTGGACACACGGGCATTCAATCGTTACATAAAAGGTGTCGCAGTACGTTCAAAAAACCTTAGGCCTATTTGGAACAAAGTTTTTGATGATTTAGCGGATGCGCATGTTAAAAACTTTCAAACAGATGGAGCCCCTGTAGGTGGTTGGGCCCCATTGACCAGAAGATATTTTAATGAAAAGTTTTCTCAAGGCTATGGGCGCCAGACTCTTGAAAGAACAGGTGACATGAGACAAGCTTTAAGTCGTTTTAGAGGTCCGGGGTCTGTGCGTGCTCAAAGACCTACGAGCGCTGTTTGGGGAATAGATGTAAGTCCTGAGTCTCCAATTAGTTACGCAAAGTTTCATCAAATGGGGACTAGAAATATGCATGAGCGTCAGATTGTTTATAACCCAAGAAACTTTGGTGAGAACTTTGGTAACATGGCTACTGAACACATTATTCTTGATAAAGCCGGAACGGTTAGGGGGGTGTTTGACACATGATGTCAGGACCACGCTTAGCGAAAAGCTATGTAAGTAACTATTTATCAAATGACCTACCAGCACGTATCTTAACGTATAGGAATCATTGGAATTTAAGTGATTCTCAATTACCCGACCCTAGAAAAGTTATTACACATGAGCCTTTTACTTTAGGGCATTGGCCTACGATAATAAACATGGTTATGAATACTGCGCAAATCCAGAGAGAAGGATATGCTTATGATTTTGATCCTAATTATAGAGTGGTTTATGCAATGAGGACGTATGTTTGGGTAAGAGCTACGGGTGAAAATATAGTAACTGAGCAAAGAGATAATTTGACTACAATTGTTAGAGAAGCCCTATTGGATGGCCCCTCTTTGAGTAAATACGACACTACAGTTCCATGTTACCCTAAAATTGATGAGGGCACGATGAGAGAAGAGTTTTCAGAAATAACTTTAGTTAAAGGTGAAAGATGTTTGGCTGGAGCATTTATATCATATGATTTACAGCTTGAAGAAACAATTGACCACACTGCGTTGGGTGTAATGCTTCAGGCTGACCCAACGGTAAGCAAAATGTCTACTTTGCCAAGCAGTCCATATGATCTTTTAGGAATTGCTGGAAATGCTCAAATTACTCTTACTTGGCAAGAGCCAATGTGGGACGGCGGGGTCTTTGAAGTGACAGGTTATAAAATTGATCAGAGCACTGATGGTACTAACTGGAGCACAATAGTAGCTGATACAGGAAATACTGATACGGTTAAAGTGGTAACTAGCCTTACAAACGGAACTAGTTATTATTTTAGAGTTGCGGCAATTAATAAAACAGGCACAAGCGCTTATTCAACTACAAGTAATAACGGTGTTGCTATTAAACCGTCAGCCTGATAGAATATAAGTATGGCAGTTACAGAAAGATGGGGTGGCTTACGTATAGAGCCGTATAAGCCTAATCCCAAAGATGCAGATTTAGATCAGATAGTTCAAGAGGGCACTGTATGGGAGCGCCCTAAAGGAACCTTTATTGCCGATGACCTAGGAAACCTTTTGCAAGAAGGGGTGCCCGGCAGGACAATGGAAGACAGGCGTGGCCGAGTAATTGTAGATCGGAATGGCAATCGTGTTGATTATACACCAAGTTGGTCTGGTCAAAGACTATCTACTGGTGAAAGATTTCCCACTGTAGGTCAGTCAAATGGAACTATAGCTGAGAACTCAAGAACCATAGGCGATACCAGAGGTACTATTAATACTGCGCCTAAGCTAGATGAAGAGAAACTAAGTTTTTTAAGAGAGCTTTCCAATTCGCAATTAGAAGATTACATTAATGCTTCTATAACTAACAGAGATAGAAATGGTTTAAGTGAGACTGATTCGGAGTGGCTTGCTGCTGCTCTTGCTGTTAGGAGCGAGCGACAAGGTGATAAGACCCCAGAACAAATAGATGTTGAAGAGCGTACTCCTGATGGCTGGGGTGAAACCGTAGAGACAGTTGTTAAGAACACAAAAGTTGACAATGATCTTGGTCCAATTATTTCTGGTGACGAGTTAGAAGAAGCTGTAGATGGTTATAGTTGGCAAAAAGAGAAAAAAGCTAGGCTTATGCTTGCTCGTGAAAGAGCTAAAAAAGTTTTTAATCTTATTTGGAGAAAAGATGGCGATATTTCTAAAGCCCCTTGGGAGGTGCCTGACCCTGAAGATGAAAACGGTGAGCTTATTGACGAAACATTTGAGGATGCGGGTCAAAAATTTATTGCTCTTAGTAGGCAGCAAAAAGAAGACTATCTTAAAAAAATGTTTATGGATGGGGAAGAGGTAGATTTAGGTACTAAAACTGTAGAAGGCGAAGAGTACAGGGTAACTGCCGAGCATATTGTTGATCTTGATAGGACACGATTCCCTAGTGATGATTTTGCTGAGCAGCAAAGAAGATTTGAAGAAGGTCAAGGACCGCCTCCTTCGCCTGAAAGAGCTCAAGATAATACTATTCTTGTGCGGGGAAGATGGCATTTTAGGCTTTATGACAACGATGATAACCTTGTTTATGATAGCGAAGAGGGTCCAAATCCTACAAGCACTGGAGATTATGCAAATGGAGGAACTGCTAGAGAGTTAAGGTTACTTGAAGGTCAGATGCTCATGGAGAATCTAGGCACGGATCATACTGCTAGATTTATGCGTGACGGTAAAGAAGTTGAAGTTGAGCTACGATCATTGGATGAGTCATTAGCTGATATTTTTAACACGAATACATTTACGTTTGCTAATGAAATAGGTATTGAAAAAGCTAGGTTAGTGGCTTCTGACAAAGGTGTCGTTGTTTGGGCGCATAAAGGTTATACGCCTTCTAAAACATCTGCTTCTACAACTCAAAGTTTGGTTACTGCTGGTAAACTTGTTAAGGCTTGGGAAAGAGTTGATGAGCTTAGACAAGCAAAGAGATTAGATCCTAATAATCCTGAGCATGCAGAGCTTATTATAGCGGCAGCTGTTTTGGGCGATAGGGAAAGATACTTGCGTGTAAAAGGCATGTTAAGCGATATTGATGTTGATAAGTTACCTCAAAGCGCATTTGATATTTATTCAGCTGATGAGAAGGCAGTTAGCGATGCCCTAAAGGAAGCAGGGACCTCTTTTGATAAAGCCCCCAAGGGAGATGATATACTTCACGCTATGCTACCATCTAGTGGTAAGTTAAGAGATAATGTTTTGGCATTTAATATGTGGAGTCTTGGAGAGAACAAAAGGAAAGGTCTTGACCCACGGCAGAGATCAGAAGCCATAAGGCAAACTCCAGAAGTTCCTGAGCTTTCTGACGCTATGGGGACTTATGCTCGTAATAATGATACTCTGATGGGTTTGCCTACTTGGACTATTGTTGATCCTAATGCTGAGGTTTTGATTAGTGATGGGGAGCAGGATCTTAAGCCTTTTAAAGCTCCTGATGATATAAGGCTTGTTCCGGAAGTTAGGGCCAGCAGAACTACGTTTGATGATCCTAGAAGCCCTTTCTATTCATATGGTTCAACTAGTGAAGAAGCAAGGGAATTCATTGCTAATGAAATGTATAACGAGTTATTTGATTTAGGAGAAATTGATGTGCCTGAAGGCAATGGAAGTTTTCAAGATCATAAACTTCGTAATGAGATTGTGTCCCAGTTGATAAGCTTTTTGGATAGCAGACCTGATCTTCCTTTAGGCGATCCTGATGCGAAAGAAAAAATAAAAGCTCAATTTGTTGAGACTTTGAATCAAAGAATGATTTACCGACGACGCCAAGATAAGTGGGTAATAGATAAAAATTGGGATGGTAGGCTTTGGTCTATTAAAGATGGCAGATTGGTGTTTTTAGAGACAGTTCCTAAAAAACGTTTTGGTAAAAAGAAAGAAGGTACTTACACTGTAAAAGAGTTAGAAGAAATGGGCATCGGAGAGATGAAAGAAATTTTGCTTATGACGACTGATAAACAGGGTAAAGAAATAGACGAGATGTTGGTGCGTGTTACTGACTATGAAAATCCTTTTGATTTTGCACGAAGAAAGAAAATTTCATTGGCTGGAAAGCAAGAAGATGTGCAGCAAGCTCTGGATGACAATCCTGTCATTGTTAATGGATTTTCTGGGGGTGTTTTATTTTATGCAAATGAGACTCCAGAGGCTATTCAATACAAAAACGTAATGGAAGGGGTTGTTCCACTTTTAAGTAATATTTTGAATTCTAATAATGGTAATACTTCTGAAGAAAGAGTTGTTATTAGTTTTGTTCCTACTGATGCGTATATGGAAGCGCAAGAAGCTCGCAATGAAGTAGCAGAAAAAGGAGCCGGATTTGGCGGCTACTTTGCAATAAAGGAAATAGGGACAGGTACGGAACCAGTTAAAAGAATACACATATCCGGAAAAGGCATGGAGCGTCGTCTTCAAAAATTGGCTGATCCTAATACTAGTGAAGAGAAGAAAAAAGAAATAAAAGATAATCTTCAAAGTTATGCTTTAAGCATATTAACACATGAGTATCATCATGCTTTAGATGCATCAGTCACTGATAAAGCCACAGAATATACCAGAGACTGGAGAAGTAATCACACCTACCATTCTAATAATGCTATGACAGCTGTTTTGATATCTGGCGGATACCTTGAGGTGGATGAGCGTGGCGATTTAGTTCCTACTCAAAAAGGTAAAGATTTTGGAATTGACGTTGGAACAGTAGATGGTGATGCTGATAAATTAATAGGTCTTATTAGTGACGAAGATATTGAAAAAGCTTTTCCTTTAAAACCAGATGGTACTAGAGAAGATATGGCTGGTTACCATATGGCTAGAGTGCTTGTAAAAATTTATCGTGGTAGGACGGTACGAGCTTTGCAGAGGGATGATTCAGCAAGGGACTCTGGAAGTTATTGGAACACGCCGGTAGAAACTTTGGCAAGAATTTCTGAAGACGCTGTGTTTATGCAAATTTTGGCTGAGAATGATTTACTAGATTTTCATCCTGAAGTGGAAATAGCTCTTTTTGAGAAAATTAGAAGAGACGTTAACGATTGGGTTAATTCGGGTGAATCAGGCTTTACCTATGAAGAAGCGTTTAAAGAAGTTTTAGATTATTGGCGGTATTGGCAACAGTACGAAAAGCATGGCGGTGACAGAAGGGACCCAAGTGAAGAAGTTCAGGAGTTTGTAGAGAGAATCTGGTCTTTTACTAGAGCTAAAGAGGAGAGGCTTGATAGGGTTTCTCCAGAGGTTAGGGCTATCTTTGAAGGGAGCAATAAGATAGAATGGAAGGCTGTTGGTGAGGATAATTCGTATCCTGTTGCAGCTTCGTGGCATTTCCCGCAACATTTTACTTATGAAGAAATTGCAGGCATTTCAGATGACTTTTATGGATGGCTCAAAGGTATTGATGCTCTTGAAAAAGATTTCAAACCTGTTAAAATAGATCCTGATCCTTTGATTCTTCTTCAAAGCTCTGAAAGTTACCGAGCTATAGAACGAGGAGAAGATGTAGTAGATACTACCGTTAGCGCTGTTGGTGGCGTTGCTGCTTCTCCAGAGCTTCCCGATGCTACTGATGGAGGGTTGGGTGCGCCTAAGTCTCCTCCTGCTGCAGTTGTTAAAAGAAGGGGAGTAGTGAGCCGCTTGATGGAACGTGTGCAATTTAAGAAACCTGACCTTGAAAGGTTCAAACTTAACTTTAAAAAAGATAAATCTTTGGATGAGGTTATGAGTACAGCCCAACTTGATGAAGCTTTAGATATAATTGCTAGTACGCAAAAAGCTGATGCTGTAGTTGAGCAAGGTAATAAATTAAATGTTTTTGGAATTGTAGATCGCAATAAGCCTCCAGCGTGGACAGGACAAGCTAGAATTAAACCGGGTGTGGACGGAGGTTATTATAAAGACAGTAATAGAATAATCGTTATAAAGGGTAGGGACCCCGTAGATATATTAGTGCATGAGGCGGGTCACGGATATGACTACAGGAAAGCAAGTCCTCAAGGCTATGCTAGATCTGCCATAAAAGAGACTTTTCAGAATTTAGTTAAGAAGAATGCAGTTTTTGAAAAGTTTATGAGAAAGTATCTTCCAGAAAGATTTAGGGACAAGCCAGTTTTGATGGCAATAAAAGATAAAGAAGAAAGATTTAAGTCAGAAGTTGGGTCTATAAAAATAACTAAAGATAAAATTTATGATAATGCTATTAAACGTTTTCCTACTAGAATTAGAAGGGCTAAAGAAAGGCTTGAAAAAAGAGGCATTTCAAACCCTACAAAAGAACAGATAGTAGATGAATTTTTTGATGCAGTGGGAATCACTATTGATGAAAAAAGTTTTGATATAACTTTTGAAGAGCTTCAGAAACGTGGTTTGTTTGAAGAGTCAGTTAGAGTTGACTATAACCCTGAAAATGGATCGCCAGAAGCTGTTTTAAAAACTTTGTCAAAAATGTCTGACGATGAGTTTGAAGAACTTCTTGAAGATATGCCATACGCCATGCAGGCTAGGGTTCGTTATGTGAGGGCTATAGCCATGTCATCCAAGTACGAAGCGCTAAGCGACGTTACACGTAACACCAATATATTAGAAGGCTTAATAACAGGAGATGAAGATGTTATTTATAATAGTGTTATTTTAAATATGTATGTCCTGAAAGTTCGGAATATGGTAAGTGATGCGGATGTTAAAGACGTAAATATTCTTGACTTTAATAAAAACAGAACCTTGGTGCCGGAAGTAAACCAACAAATTTATATGAGAAAGCCTGAAGAATTGTGGGCTTTTGGATATGCTCAATCTATGACGCTTGAAAGAATTTCTCAACTAGCAGGCGGAGATGAAGAAGCAAAAGCATTATTACAAGAGTTAGTTTCTTTACACGCTTCTAATGTTATATATTTTGATGATAAAGGAAATGTGGTTATAAATGAAGCAAAAGAAAATATTCCTCAGGACGTATTAGATGTAGTAAATGTATTGAAAGCTATAGAGATTAATAATCCTGAGCTTTTTAAGTTGGCCAATAAATATGTTGAAGAAAGAGCGTTAGCAGCTGATGATCTTTTGATCAGAAAAGTGGTAGACATTCAAAATGTAGATGATTCATTTACTGTCAAGAATGCTTTGCTAGGTGTTATAACGGATGATGGAATGTCTGCGAATCCTGATGCGGCTAAACCTAAAAGAGTTTCAGCTAAAATTGATCCAAAAAAGCGAAATGATATTGTTTCTAATTTTGAAAACATTATGGGTGATAGGCAATTATCTGTTGACGAAGCGGTTAAGCTTATACCCGATGGCAAGCTAGATGTTTATATTGATGCTCATGAAAATTCTGAAGATGTTGTGGATTTGAATGGCACCGTCATTTCTCGTACTGAGATTGATGAAGATGTGTATAGGCGAATACAGAATAAACGTTTGGCAATTGCGGCAAAGATGAAGCAAGAAAAGAAACGAAGGAATCTTGACAAGCCAAGTTATAGGTCGGATGTATTAGCATCAGGTGCTGCATCAAGCCCAACTCCTGACCCAGATTTTATGGACATGGATGACTTTATGGACATCAGCAGTGACGAGCTTGATCTTATGGAACCTGATGAAATTAGAGAACTAGCTGAAGATTTAGAAATAGAAAACATTCCGAAGACTACTTCTTTAATTAAAAGAAGAATTATGAGTACGATGGCTGAAAGGTTTGATGACGCTAAAAGGCAAAGAGCTGAAAAGAAAAACGATGAATTGTCTAGGGCTAAAAAGTTTTCAACAATTTATGGTAGGGTTGTGCGTCCTTTTGTTGAGAAAACAGCTGAAAGATTTATCGCACGTAAAAGAGCTGCAAAGGGTATTAGAAGCGATGATCCGATTGAGCTTCAAGAAGCTTTAGAGCAGGGTGATGAGGGTGTTGAGAAGATGCTTAGAAACCTTGATAAGTTTACGCCTTTTGCTGAGGCTCTTGGAAAATCTTTACATACAGGTAAATTGCGTGCTAAGATAGCTTCGCTTCGTAACCCATTCCGAGTAGGTAAAGCACCAACTGAGAATGTAGGTGAGCGACTTAGAAATAGGTCGGAAATAAATCTTGAAGAAGTCAAAAAGCTTATTAAGAATGAGGGCTCTAAAAATACTGCTAGGAAACTTTTAGAGACTGTGCCTGATGATGTTAAGGAATGGTTTTTGAAGAATTACGCTACGGTAGCCGCTTCAGTAGTTGATGAAGATATTAATGAATCTGATCTTAATAATTTAGCAGAGAAATTTGTTAGTGAACTACATTCAGCTTGGGCAGGCGATTCTCAAATTATTTCTGCTCAATTAGCTGCGGCTGAAATGGCGGGAATGAGTAGAGAAGAGATAATTGAAAAAGTGTTTTGGATGCCGTTTTACAAAGAAAACAGAAAATTAAATCCGAAAGAAAAAGAAGCTGTTATTAATGTTTTGCTTGATGCTTATGATGATGATAAACGAATTGCAATTGTGTATCGGGATTCGCTTGAGGGTGCCGGTAAGGTCACGTCTTGGGGAATTGAGGGTAGACCATTAGATGATTGGGATACTATTGTGTCGCTTGCTGCTGGCGCCACATATGAAGACTTGGATAAAATCGGAGGGACAGATGAGGATGATATTCAAGCATTGCTTGGAATAACCGCAGAAGAGATTCTGGAAGCGGAAGATAAGTTTGATTACACTCCAGTTGAGTCTGAGTTAGCTAAAGCCGCTGAGGCTGATGGATCTCATCCAGAAGATAGCGATTTGAGATGGGACTCCCCCACGGTAGGTATCAATAAACAATCTATTAAAGCTATTAAACATTTACTAGAAACTGAGTCTGCTACTATACAGCAAGTTTTGAAAGATGCAGGGATTGAAAGAGTTACGTTATACAGGGGAATTAAGACCGATTCTCCTAACACTCCTTCAAATGTTAAATATGCTCCGTTGGCTTCGTTTGCTTTGGACGCAGAAACTGCTATGGATTTCGCAGAGGGAGATGGTTTTATAGTAGAAGTTGCTGTACCGATAGAGGCTATTGTGTCTGGCTTTCCCCAAGGATTTGGTTCTTTCCCAGAACATGAATTTATCATAGATACAAGTAAACTTGATAAAGCTCCTACAGCGATTAGGGACGCAGAGGCAATTATTAATAGGACCAACAGGGAGATTGATAGGATAAGGCAAAATAATGATAATAAATTGCCTGAGGGTTTTCGTGATAACGAAGCTAACCCTTATTCTGCTTTTACTAGATTTCCAAATATTTTTACAAATGAATATGTTGAAGAAACCTTGAAAGACGTTATTGGTCAAGAAACAGATCTTGATATGGACGACGCAACAGACGAAGAAATTCAGGAAGCTTTAAAAGCTCAAGCTGAGAAGATAAAAGAAGACTTGCCTGATATTGAAAAGGATATGAGTCAACCTCCGGGCATGCAAGGCGAAGGTTGGGTTACGGTTGACAGATTTGTAGGCCTTTCTGTAAGGAACACAAGACCTGAGACTTCTGTTTTAGAATATGACGACACAGACATTAATGAGCCGCCACTAAACACAATGGCTGATAGTGGCATTCCAGATGTAGATGATGAAATAACCTACGAGCGCTCAGACGAAGATGTCACTGTTACTGTAGCTGAGCCCATAGAAAGCATAGCTGCTTTTCATAAAGAGAAAAAAGATTGGAGCCAAGTTACTGCAGTGGAGCCTTCTGAAAGAACAGATATTGGTAGAACTTATGCTAGTGAGCCCGATCTTCCTAAAGAACAAATTTCTGGTGAGGTTACTGAAGCTTGGACTGCCTTAGCTGATGAAGTAGAAGAGCAGTGGGATATTATTACTAAACCTGAATCAGAAGGTGGCTTAGGCATAACTGTAGAGTTTGTTGATGAAGATCCTTATGGGTCTTATGCAGAGATGAGGAAAGATTTTATAGAGAATAAAAGAATTAAAGTTTTAAAAACTGAAGTTACTGGAGGTCACCCGTTCTTTACAAATGAGCAAAACGATAAATTTAGAGCTGTTCATGATATATTTGGACACTTAGGAACTGGAAGAGGCTTTGATAGGCATGGAGAAGAAGCCGCATATCAAGCTCATAGGTCAATGTTTACTGGAACAGCTCAAAAAGCTTTGGCTACTGAGTTGAGAGGTCAGAATACATACCTGTTAACATATGGTGATTTTGGTCCGCAGAAGCTGTTTATATTGCCAGAAAATATGAGAAAAGCGCTTTCTGCTTGGCTTGAAATATTAACTAAAGTTACAAAACCTTGGTCTTTCTTGATATCTTCTGATAAGAATGCTGTGAGAGATTCAGATGAAGATAACTTGTACGATATTTCTGGAAGCCACCATGTGTCTTGCGGAAGGTACATGGCATAGTATTGACTAGCAATGTTTAGTGGGGTATGATATAGTTATGACAGATTTTGATGAAAATATGAGCGAAGACGACAGAGAAGATGTTATTCGCACGATGAATGAGAATTGGATCAAGACAGATGAAGAGATTGCTACTGTTTATGGTGAAGGTATGACAAGAGCTAAGCTTATAGAAGAGAAAGAAAAGACTACACGTGAGTACCAAGAGTTTTTAAAGAAACTTCGTAGAGATGTGATGCAGTTACGTGAGGAGAAGAAAAATGGCAGTTGAGTTTGATAGTACTAATCCAGAGATTTACACGGATGAGTATGCAGAAGAGAGCAGTTCTGATGAATTTTTAGATTTCAAACTTTCTCCTTTGTATAAAAAAATGCGTAAAGATTTAGCTGATAAGATACCATTTGAGGTTGCTTTAAAAAGAAATGTTGATCGCTTACTGCCTCCGTGGATTGCAAGTATCGGATCAATGAGAAGTTTTGTTTTTGATGAAGATGGTAGAAATCTTACTATGCCTGAGGAGACTTTAGAGACTCAGCGAAGTGTTTATGATAATGCGGTGGACGTTATTCTTGGCTTTGGGGAGTATGTATAATGGCTGACGATGAAAAGAAAACCTCTGTAGAGCCTCATAGCGTTCCCTTGATAATAGGTAATCCTGACGAATTTGAACGTGTTCATGAAGATAAAGTGATTCTAGGTAATGGCATGTCAATGGAAGAAGTAGCTAACGATCCTGAACTTTTAAAGGAATATAGTGAAGCACAAGGCAGGTTGTATGTGCAAAGGGTTCGCAATCTACAAAAAAATCAAGCTGATAGGGTTGAGCGTGAACAAGAAAAAAATTCAGCTTTGCCTTTTAACAGTATGCAAGAGGTTTTAGATGATTTAAGGGCAAGGAGAAAGGCTTCAGAAGATGACGAATAATGTTGAATTTACTCCAGAAAAGCACCATGAAGTTCAACAGTTTTTGTTAGAGTTTCCTTCAAGAAACGATAACTTGGTAAACAATGAGCAAATTAAGGACCTTGTTGCTATGTTTCGTGTTATGCGAACTGATAATGTAGCGCCTTTAGATTTTCCTGATGAAAAAGGTGATTTTGAAGATATGCGCCAAACTTACTGGGTTTTAAGAGATGCTCAGAAGAATAATAGTAATTCTAGAGTTAACAGACTTTTGAAAAAATCGGATATACGTGCTCTGCGCAGAAATACATGATATACTATAAATAAGGAGTTAAGCAATGTTTCATGGAGTTACAGTCTCCGTGTGATATTATAACCTTGATAGTTTAATTACTTTGAGACAACTCAAAGTGGAAATCAATACCGTATTGAATTTTAGTAAGATGGAGGCTTAGAAAATGCCGGGAATTAATGTCACCACAGCGGTGCGACAAGGACCTACGGGTAACGGCGATATAGTGGCGGGCCAATGGTTTGTTGTTGGCGAAGCTGAGCGTGGTGATATTACAAAGCCTACGCTTTGTCGCAGCTTTAGCGATTACGTTAGAGAGTATGGAGATTACCAAGCAGGTAATCTTTACCAGTATGTCAAAACTTATTTTGATGAAGGTGGAACACGTTGTTATGTTCAGCGTGTGTTGGGCGCTTCTTATGCGACTGCTACAAAAACCTTTCAAGATACAGCAGGTTCACCTGCTAACACAATAACAATAGCAGCTAAAAACCCAGGAAAATGGGGAAACACTATTTCAGTGGAAATCTTAACAAGCGCTGATGCGACTGTTGCGATTTCAGGATATTTTAGAATTAAAATATACTTGAACAGTGTTTTGATCTTTACAAGCCGTGATCTTAAAGACGTTCCAGACGCAGTTAATTTTATTAACGAATCTAGAACGGTTAATCATTTGGTTGTTGCAAGTAATGAATCGGCGTCATCACTTAATCCAAAAGCTTATGCAGCTACTGCTTTAACTTCTGGAGCTAATGGAACAAACGCTGCTACTGCAGCAGAAAAGGTTACAGGACTTGCGAAGTTCACAACTGACCTTAAAAATGGTGCGGTTTCAGTGCCGGGCGTGTACGACAACACAACAAGAGATGGTCTACTGTCTCACGTAGAGGCCCATAATAGAGTAGCATTGTTTGCGCTTGCAGCTGGAACCTCAGTTGACACAGCAATAACAACCGCTGCTTCAGAGTACACTGATACAGCAGCTAGCTACACAGCGTACTACTGGCCACACGTTAAGGTTCCTAGCCCAAGCGCAACTGAGCTTGCTTCTTATGTTGCTGCTGGAGCTACTGCAACCACTGCGGAACCTGATCCAGAATCAGCAACTGTAACGATTGACCCAACTGCTTATGCAGCTGCTGCTAGAGCTAGGGCAGTTCAATCCTCCGGTGGCCCATGGCGACCCGGTGCTGGTGCAATTTCTGCGGCTAGAACAATTGTTGATCTTAATCAAGCTGTTTCTCCAGCAGATGGCGATAGGCTTGATGAGGGTAGAGTAAATGCTATGCGTAAGATTGGCAACAGTATTAGGGTTTATGGAGCTAGGTCTGTTTCAAGTGATGAGACAAACTGGCGATACATTACTCTAAGAGACACAATTAACCATGTTGTTTACGGTGTAGAGTCAAGAATGGAAGAATTTATCTTCAATACGATTGACAGCCGTGGAAACTTATTTGGCAGGATTGAAGCTTCTATAGTTGCTTTCCTAGACCCAATGAGAGTTTCTGGAGGCCTTTATGAGGCTAGAAACAACAGCAATCAGCTGGTTGATCCCGGCTATGTTGTTACTGTAGATGGCACTAATAATCCTAATAGCCAGTTGGCGCAAGGAATTGTTAAAGCTACTGTTGGTGTCCGTGTAGCAGGCGTTGTAGACATGATTGAGGTTGAGGTTACAAAGAGTACTCTCAATTCCCCAGTAATATAATAGGAGATATATAAAATGAAAACTACTCAAAGACAGGTTGTAGCAGAAATAACTCCGGTACCCGCTGATGAAGCTGCTGGGCACGTTGAAGGCCCTGTAGTGCAAAAAAGCGCCACAACTGGAACTAATTATTTTGCTACAGTAAGTGGTGGCGAAATAAGCGCAGCTGTTGAGAAAATATATGATGGAAACTCTAAATTCCCAGATGTGCTTTGTGCACCTGCTGAAATTGGAGATATAACTGTAAGCAAGTTTTATGATGAGGTACATGACGCTGGATTTCTTGATGAAATTCGTCAGTGTGTCGGACAAACTTATTACGATGTTACCATATACACACTTAATTGTGATCTTGAAGCAGCACAATCACGTAGATCATATCCAAGGTGCCTACTTGTAGGACTTTCTGATATTGATGGTGATGCTTCTTCTGGAGCTCCGTCAGCGTTTTCACTAACGTTTGCGGTTTCACAGTTTGCCCCAATCGGCTTAGCTAACGCTTAATAAAGGAACAAAGATGACAATTCCAACCACAAGTAAAAACGTTCGTCTTGACGAGCTCCATCCACGTTTCAAAGATAGGCTTGAAGCATTCTTTAATGACCCTGAGATCAAAGGTAAAGTATCCGTTGTTTCTGGTGTTCGCACGTACTGGCAGCAAAAGTACCTGTACGACGGGTACAAGAGCAAGAAGCCGGGGTTCAATCTGGCGGCAAACCCGGATAGGAAAAAATCTAACGGCTTTCAAGGTAGCTACCATATGGCTCAACCGTCATTCGGTTCTTACGGTTATGCAGTTGATTTCCGCATAATTAAGTGGGGCGGCGGCATGAGTACAAATAAAGTTAATGCTGTAGCTAAAAAATATGGAATTCAGAAAACAGTGCCTTCGGAATGGTGGCATCACCAGCCGGGTTATGTTTCTGGCGGAAAGTTTGTTTGGTTTGATGCTCCTGCACTATCTGGAGAAAAGAAGATCACTAAAGCTGTTGCAGAGCCTGAAAACGCTGTAGCCAAGTACATCAAAGACTGTTCTAAAGTCGTGCTTCGCAAAGGCGCTAAAGGTAAAGTTGTAGAATTGCTACAAAAACTGCTAGTTGCTCAAGGATATAAGCTTACATGGCACAAGACTCGTTCAGGTATTGACGGCGATTTTGGTAGAATGACTGACCGTGCTGTTAAGAGATTCCAAAAAGATGAGGGTCTAGTAGCTGATGGTATTGTTGGAAAGAACACTTGGGCGGCTCTAACCGACTAACCCCTTGACATGGGCTTTTCACTGTAGTAATATATCAGTATGGATAATAAAGATGAAATTATAACTGTTCCTGCTGGTGGCGCAGTTGACAAACACAAAAAAGATGTAGAACCTCCAGCTAAACTTACGGTTTTAGATCAGTTAAAAGAAGAGATTTCAAAGGAAGTTAGTCGTCCTGATATTGAGATTGCGGTTCCTGAGCGAGAAGGTGTTTCTTTACGTTTTTCTCCAAACATTACGAATGAGCAATTGAAAGCTTGGCGACGCAATTCCACTAATAGGAAAACAGATGAGCTTGATTCTATTAAGTTCTCATGTTATGTTGTTGGTAATTGCTTAAATGGTATTTATTTTAATGATGAGCTTGTTGAAGATGAGCAGGGTCATCCTCTTAACTTTACTTCTCAGCCTTTGCTTGATATGACAGGGACTACTCGTCCACTACCTGATGCTATTAGAGCTTTTTTTGCAGTTGATCCTCACCTTGAGTCTGCTGCGATTAAGATTCTTGATTATGCAGGTTATGGAGATGATCTTGATGCTGAGGACCCTACGAAGGGCTAGTTGAGCATCTTTCGCATGACCCTAGAATAAGGTCAGCCGCACGATTAGCCGAAGCATTTAGTACAGATCCAATCTTGATTTTGAACTGTGATGAGGACGAGTGGCTGCTGAGAATGGCTTGCGCCACAGCTTTATCTAGAGATCATAAGGAAGCAGAGAAAAAGAGGGGTTCTAGGTAACTTCCTATATTATCATACCCTACCTTTACGGTAGAATACTATTGTAAATTAATGTAGATTCTACGAGGTAGGCATGGCTGACACTTCACATACCATTCACGCAAAGCTTGACTTTGATGATGGGAATATAGCTAAGCGTCTTAAGCTGATTGAACAACAGTTTAAGAGAATGGAAAAGACCGTTGCTCGTATGGATCGTCGTGGCAGCGGCATGAACGACAGGTTCAAAAAGCTTGATAATAGGCTTGGTAAGTTAGGCCGTACCGTTTCAGGATTGTTTCGTGGGTTTACGAGACTTTTCACAATGTTCGCCAAGTTTTCTTTTATTGCTATGGCGGGTGAGATCGCTTTATTTACGGCAGGTTTGCTTGCCGTAAAGTTAGCTCTTATAACTGGCCGTGCGGCGGCTAGTTTATATAATATTGCCCTGAAGGGGCTTTCGGTAACCGCTGCAGGTGTAGCTACAGCTTTAGCTACGGCAGCTGCGGCTATGCGCCAATTTCAAGAGGCGCAACTTTCTCCGTTTTTAGGCGGGGGAGCTACTGGTAGGGGCCAAGTTGCCCGTATGGGTAGAGGTTTTGGGGCTATGACATCTGGTTTGTTAGGCGGCCAAGGCACTATGGAGCTTCAAGGCGCTCTTGCTCGTGCCGGATTTTCAGGACGTACTGGTATTGGCTTAGGCCAACAGGTAAGTGCTTTGTTTAATTATGATCCTAAGGCTGCAGCTCAGTTTATTGGGACCTTGGGGCAAGCGAGAACGACTGGTAGTTTGGGTCCTGCACTGCAGGCTCTTACATCCGCTCCGGGTTTTGCTAAAAACACTAACATATCTGCTACTAATTTGTCTGGTTTGGTTGGTTTGATAAATTCTGGAAATGTGCTTAGCCCTGCTTTTGCTAATCAAGGCTCTGACCTTAGCCGAACATTTATTGGAACTGCTAAGACTTCTTTTGTCGGCATACGAGATATGTTTGCAGATGCAGGTGATGATTTGTTGGGGCCAATGCGTGATTCGTTTCTTCAAATTGCTAATATTCTTAGGGAAAACTTTTTAGGCCTTCAGGTTATCATACAAAGGTTCGGCGCTGACTCAATGGGGCCTACTATGGTTACGATATTTGATCGCATGATGCGTTTTATAACTGAAAACATTATAGATCATTTGGGTAACATTAAGGAAATGGGTGAGAATTTTGTTGGGTTTTTCCGTTCTGTTAGAAACTTTTTTGTTGGTATGGGGGATTTTTTAGGCAAGTATGAGCCTGCGGCTAATGTTATTATTGACATGTTTAAGGCTGCTTCTAATGCTAATAAGTCTTCTTTGTTTAGAGATTTTTCTAGGGGTTTAGTTGCTAATGCTGATTCTGTTAAAAAATTCGGTTCCAGTATGGGTCGGCTTATGGGCGGTATTTTTGGCTTGTTTGAAGCTGGCAATAACGCTTTTTTTGGTGGCGGTATAGATCGTATAGATTCAGTTGTCAATGCTATTGTTGATGAAGTGTTTCCGGCCATGAAAGATTTCTTTGGCGCCGCTAGTCCTATAATGGAAAGGTTACCTACGATACTTGAAATGATTGCTGATGGTTTGAGAATGCTTACGCCTGTGATGTCTGGCCTTTTCCAAGTTATTGGTGCGCTTGTTGATTCAATGAAGTTTTTAGGTGCTGGTGGCTTATTAGGAGTCGGTATGCTTGGTATGACCGGAAGGGGCAGACGAGGTGTAGGCATGATGCGTGGAGGTAAGGGCTTGAAAGGTCTTGGCGCTGGCTTTTTGCCAGCTTTAGCAGGTTTTACAGGTAGTAATATGATTGCTGATGCGTTTATGCCTACATTGTATGGTAGGAACACACAAGACCTCTTTGGTGTTGGTATGCCTAATTTCAATACTCAGGCTACATTTGCCGGAGGAGGGGCAATGCTTGCATACATGCTTGCGTCACTCGGAATGACAGGCGGAGCGAGCTTACCAGCTGTTTTATTAGCTGGCGCAGTTGCGGGAGTTGGTACTGCTTTTGGTGTAGACATTGTTGGGGACATTGGAAGAA